TCTACACATAGTATAATATTTTCAGTACCTTTTTCAGAAGATAACTTTACTTCTGGCAGTGGTGCAGGTGAGATAAAAGTTGGTGATGTTGTTACAGGATTAAAAGTATTTAGAGATGAATTATTTATATTTTGTCAAAGAAAAATATATAAACTTAGAGGGACTACTTCTTCTACATTTGCATTAGCTGAAGTTGCTAAAAACGTAGGTACAATTGCCCCACACTCTATTCAAGAATTAGGTGGAGATTTAATATTTTTAGCTGCAGACGGTTTAAGAACTGTTGCAGGTACAGAAAGAATTGGTGACGTAGAACTTGGTACTATTTCAAAACAAGTACAAGAAAGAATTAATGAGATTACATATGACAATGTTGTTGCAACAGTAGTTAGAAACAAATCTCAATACAGATTATTTTATCCTAAAGATGCAGGATTAGAAGCAAGTCAAAAAGGTTTGCTAGCAGTAATTAAAACAAATCCAAATACAGGTCAATTAGGATTTGAATACTCCGATATAAAAGGTTTAAAAGTTTCATCTTGTGATTCCGATTATATTGATAATATAGAAACAGTTATTCATGGTGGCTATGACGGGTTTGTATACCTTCAAGAATCTGGAAACTTTTTTACACACGCAACTACAACAGCAGCTATTGATGCTACATATAGATCTCCAGATATGACAATGGGAGATGCAGGTATTAGAAAATCAATGGATAGAGTTAATATAAACTGGGAGCCAGAAGGAATTGTTAGCTCTAGTTTATTTATAAAATATAATTACGATGATATAAACACTCCTCAACCAAGTTTAATTCCCTTAGAATCGTCATCAAGTGGAGCTTATTTTGGAACAGGAACATTTGGATTATCAGGTTATGGTCAAGGTGATCTACCTATTACTAGAGAATCAATAGAAGGATCAGGTTTTGCCGTAGCTTTAAAAATAACAGACACTAGTACAAATGCACCTTTTGCAATAAAAGGATTCCAATTAGAATTTACACCAGGGGGAAGAAGATAATGGGAGCAACATACACAAGACAGAGTTCATCAGCTATTGTTGATGGGGGTGTCATTGAAGCAGCAGATATAAATGCAGAATTTAATCAAGTTCTTGCAGCCTTTGCTGTAACTTCAGGACATACTCATGACGGTACAGCTGCAGAAGGTGGACCAATTACAAAATTATTAGGCACAGCAATTACCATAGGTGATGCTACAGCAGGAACAGATATTGCTGTAACTTTTGATGGTCAATCAGCTGATGGTGTATTAACATGGATGGAAGATGAAGATTATTTTCAATTCTCAGATGACCTATTATTAACTACTACAGAAAGATTACAATTTAGAGACACTGCATTATATATTCATTCTAGTGCAGATGGTCAATTAGATATTATAGCTGATACAGAAGTACAAATAGCTGCAACTACTGTAGATATTAATGGTGCTGTAGATATATCAGGAGCTTTAACTCTTGCTGGTACTACTTTAGCAGAAGTAATTTCTGATACAACAGGTGCTATGTTTAGTAGCAATACTGAAACAGGTATTACAGTAACATATCAAGATGCAGATAATACTATTGATTTAGCATTATCAGCTGCACAAACAACAATTACATCTTTACTTGCAGCAGATATTAAAATTGGTGAAGACAATGAAACTAAAATAGATTTTGAAACAGCAAATGAAATACATCTTTATGCAGCAAATGCAGAACAAGTGTATGTTGCTGATGGTATTTTTGGACCACAGACAGATAGTGATGTAGATTTAGGAACAACAGGTGTTAGATGGAAAGATGCATTTATAGATTCAATTACAACTACGGGTAATATTACTATTGGTGGAGACCTTACAGTTACTGGTGATGATATTACTATGGGTACAAACACTGACAGTAATTTATTAATTGCAGATGGTACAAATTTTAATTCAGTAGCAGTTAGTTCATTATCAGAAATATCAACAGCAGCTGCAGATGATGTTTTTTTAGCAGTAGATACTTCAGGTGGTGGACTTAAAAAAATTACAAGGTCAGCAGTTATTGCTGGAACTGGTTCAAGTGGAGATTTAGCTAATGTTGTAGAAGACACATCACCTCAACTAGGTGGTAATTTAGATATGAATGGTGCAGATATTATTACTACTTCAAATGCAACTATTGATCTAGCTCCTAATGGAACGGGAACAGTTGTTGTAAGAGGTAATACAAATTCTGGTGCTATAGTATTTAATTGTGAAAGTAACTCACATGGTCAAACTGTTATTGCACAACCACACTCTGCAAGTATAACTAATACTATGTTATTACCTGCTGGTGCTAGTTCAACTTTAGTTTCTTTAGTATCTACTGATACTTTAACAAATAAAACTTTAACTTCACCTAAAGTAAATGAAAATGTAGCAGTAACTTCTACTGCAACAGAATTAAATGTTTTAGATGGCATTACTGCTGTCGTTGGTGAATTAAATGCTTTAGACATTGGTAGTACAGCTGTTGGAACTGCAGTAGCAAGTAAAGCTGTTATCTTAGATAGCGATAAAGATTATACTGGATTTAGAAATATTACTTTATCTGGAGAATTAGATGCAGGATCACTAGATGTTAGTGGTAATGCAGATATTGATGGAACTCTAGAAGCAGATGCAATAACAATTGGTGGAACAGCAATAGCTTCAGTATTAAGTCCAATAGCAGGTGGAACAGGGATAGTTACAACAGGTGCTATTAACGCAGGATCTATTACTTCAGGTTTTGGTACTATTGATACAGGTGCATCAGCAATTACAACAACAGGATTAATTAGTGGTGGATCATTAGATATAGATAACGTTTTAATTAACGGAACAACAATTGGTCACACAGATGACACAGATTTATTAACAGTAGCAGATGGTTTATTAACAGTTGCAGGTGAAGTTCAAATGACAACTTTAGATATTGGTGGAACTAATGTTACAGCAACTGCAGCAGAATTAAATCTTTCTGATCTTGCAACACTTGGTACAAGTGCAGCTTCTAAAGTATTATCGGCTGATGCAAATAATTTAACAAAAGTATCAGGAGGTATAGTTTTAGTAGAAGCTACCTTATCATTTGATGCTACACAAGATTGGGATGTTAGAGTATCTCCAGTTGCTAAAGTAGTATTAACAGCTAACGTAACTTTTGATGCACCTTCAAATCCAACAGCAGGACAATTTATTTCTATTCTTGCTATACAAGATGCGGGAGGATCGAATACGATTGCCTGGAATGCTATTTTTGAATTCCCAGGTGAAACAGCTCCTGTAGCAACAACAACAGGTGCTAAAGGCGATCTATTTTCATTTAGGTATAATGGAACAAAATGGGTTGAAGTTGGTAGAAATCTTAATTTAACAGTAGCATAGGATAATAATATTATGTACGCACTTATAACAGACGGCTCAATAGCAAAACATTTAAATGGTAATAAAGGAATTACTATTGGGGATATTCAATATCCTAGAACTATTTTTAATTTATGGACTGCAAGTGAAAAAGCAGCAATAGGTATTTATGAAATAATCTGGGACGATAGTAATAAAAAAGATGAAGCATACTATATAAATACAAATCAAACTTATACTTATGATGCAGATGCTGGCACAGTAACAGCTGCGTATGGTGATGCTACAGCAAAAGCTCATGCTAATGCAAATGCTACTGATGAGGATGGAGCTGATCTTGATCCAGTTGTAGTTATACCTGGATTAAAAACAACATTAATTAAAACTATTAAACAACAAGTAGCTGGAATATTACAGGATACAGACTGGTATATTTTAAGAAAAGCAGATGCAAATACTGACGTGCCTTCAGCTATTACAACATTTAGAGCAGCTGTAAGAACTAAAGGGGCAGCAATGGAAACATTAATTACTAACGCATCTGATACACCAGCAATTGAAACTTTATACACGTATGTAAATACAGCTGATGAAGGGGACCCAGTTGTAATGGCTAGACCATTAGGAGTATTCCCAGAATTAGGATCTTAATATGTCTATTATTATTCCAGCAAACACTTTAGCAGCAGGTGGTTTTGATGTAGATAATTCATGTAGGTTTAATCCTGCAGATAGTGCTTTTATGCACAAAACACCAAACGCTGGAAACAGAAAAAAAGCTACTTTTTCTTGTTGGTTTAAAAGAAGTCTTATAACTTCAGCACAAACTTTATTCTGGGCTGGTTCAGACAACTCAAATTATCAAACTTTTCCTAGATTTTTAGCTAATGACAAAATTGTTGTAGCAGAAATTAATAGTGGTTCTACTACTTGGGAAATATTTACAAATAGACAATTTCGTGATGTCGGAGCTTGGTACCATATTGTAGTTGCTCTGGACACCACACAATCAACAGCCGCTAATAGAGTAAAAATTTATGTCAATGGAGTACAAGAAACAGATGTAAATACCGATGGTGGTTATCCAGGAGCAAATAGAGACACATTAATAAACACTGCTGTACCTCATCAAATTGCACATGATTATGTTGCTCAATATTATGGTGGTTATGTTGCTGAAGCTTGTTTTCTAGAAGGTTCACAAAACGCACCAACAGACTTTGGAGAATTTGACGAAGATAGTGGAATATGGAAACCAATAGATGTATCTGGTTTAACCTTTGGAACTAATGGATTTTATCTTGATTATGAAGCCAGTGGTAATTTAGGTAATGACGTAAACGGCGGCACGGATCTAACAGAAAGTGGTTTAGCAGCAACAGACCAAAGTTTAGATACTTGCACAAATAATTTTAATACTTATTCTACACTTTGGGGTATGCAAGCAATAAGAGTTCCAACTTTTGCAGAAGGTAATTTAAAAATTACTGGAGATGGAGACGCACAGCATCATCAAGTTATGGGTACTTTTGCTGTCAATAAAGGTAAATGGTATTGGGAAGCAAAATTTACTGTATCTGCTGACATAGGTAAAAACAAAGTAGGTATAATGAGTGTAGATTTAGGTAGTCCACAAACAGCTGAAATAGTAGATCAATCTGGTTCTTGTGTATTTGTTAATGAAGATGGTGGAGATTTTCGTAGAGATAATGCAACAGTAGATCAAAATTCTGGAGTGTTTACACAAAATCAAATTATTGGAGTAGCTTTAAATATGGATGATGGAGAAATTTCTATTTATAGAGATAATTCATTAATTGTAGATGCTTTAGATATTGGTGATGCTGATGGTACTTATGTTACTCCAGCTTCTGTGCATTATAGAGATGCTGGAATGGAATTTAATTTTGGTTCTGCACCTTATGCTCTTACTTCATCTGCTGCAGATGGTGATGGGTTCGGAGCATTTGAGTTTGCACCACCAAGTGGATATTTTGCCTTATGTAGTAAAAACCTAGCGGAGTATGGATAATGGCTTATACAGATATAGACGATCCGTCAGCATACTTTCAAACAACACTTTATACAGGAAATGGAAGTAATAGAGATATAACAGGAGTAGGATTTCAACCAAATTTTACTTGGATTAAACAAA